AGTTCATAGCTGAACTTATGCAGGAGAATGCTAAGTTAAGAGATACTGACTTAGATGGTAACTGATACTGCATTTCTCATGTAATGGTTACTTTATTCCCTCGAAGTATGTTACAATGATGACATAGATGGAGCAGAGAAATAAAAAATATCTGCTTATGTTTTTGGAATATCAATGCTCAATGTAAAGACTGTAATCGAACAACCTGACCTAGAGGTAATAAAGTAGAAGAAGAAAAGACTAATGCTATCTATGATGCTAAATTAGATATTAAATACTGAAACTGAACAGCAGAAAAACTCAGACTTCTTAAAGATTCTTACTTCAAGAATGATTATGACTGAAGATGGATGATAGGAGATAAACTCCTCTACCCTACAAAAGAAGCATTATATAAATTTGCTGAAGATCAGTTACTAGAAAACAGACTAAGATGGAATGGTAAAACATTTTATAAACCATCTCAGAATTGGCAGAAGATTTGGGATAAGAACAAATCAGATTTTATCGTTAATGAAAAAAATCATGAGAGTTCTTAGCTTATTCGATGGTATGGCTTGCTGATATGAAGCTTTGGAGAGAGCATGAATTAAGGTAGATAAGTATTATGCAAGTGAGATAGATAAATATGCTATACAGATAGCAACTAAAAACCATCCTGACATTATAGAAATCTGAGATGTGTGTAATGTTAAGTGAGAAGATTATCAAGATATAGATTTACTAATCTGATGATCTCCATGTCAATGATTCTCTGTAGCAGGTAAGATGTTAAACTTCAATGATCCTAGAAGTAAGTTGTTCTTTGAATATGTCAGACTTCTAAGAGAGGTTAAACCTAAATACTTCTTATTAGAGAATGTGAAAATGAAGAAAGAATGGGTTGATATAATTAGCTGAGAGCTATGAGTACAACCTATTGAGATAAACAGTAGCTTAGTATCATGACAAAGCCGTAGAAGATTATATCGAACGAATATACCTAACATTACTCAACCAAAAGATAAGTGAATTTTGCTGAAAGATGTATTAGAAGAAAATGTAGATGAAAAATATTTCTATTCAGCAGAAAGATGGAACAGGATATTAGAGTGAAAATATGATATAGTTAAGAGATTAGAAGATGAGGCTAGTAAATGTGCAACATTAACTACTGTATGAGGTTGAAATCATGAGAAGAAGATAGCAGTTAGTTATGCACCATGAAGTAGAGAGTTCTTTAGTAATTGATGGAAGACTGATAAAGTACCAACCTTATGTGCAAGAGATTATAAAGATCCAAAAGTAGCATCTGAGTTAATTTCTGTGAGGGGGGGGGAAATATTAGTAAAACAAGCAACCAAGCAATGATACATCGTAGCGAATGATGGCGATGGAATCAGCTTGGCTTACCCTAACTCAACTACTCGTAGAGGTAGAGTTGTACATCAGAAGTCTAATACACTAACTACTTGATGAGAGGCTCATGTATTAAAAGATAAAAAGATAAGAAAACTTACACCTATTGAATATGAGAGATTACAAACTTTACCAGACAACTACACAGCATGAGTAAGCGATACACAGAGATATAAGATGTGCTGAAATTGATGGACTGTAGATGTAATAGCTCACATATTTAGCTTTATAAACAAGTAGATGGATAAAGAAGAGAAAGATAAACTCATCCAAGAAATGAACGAACTATCTTCAGACTTCCCTAAGAATAAAGAAAGAATGACTGAGATAGCGAAAATACTATTAGCAGAACATTATTGATTTACTAGAAAACCAAAAAAAGAATCAGATTTAGAATCTAATGATACTAATGGCTAGAAAGAGATTAACACCTAACGAATATATTTCAATAACTATGGAACAAAGAATTGACCGACTAGAGAAAGATAGATGTAAGCTAAGAGAAAAAAATGAGATATTAAATAAAGAAAACCAAGCTCTAAAAGATGAGCTAAGAAAGGTTAAAGAACTTTTATATGTTAATGATAAATAATGGCAGTTCAAAAGCACAATCGAGCGGAAATTAAGAAGAAATATTTTTCTTCAAAGAAAACCGAGGTCAAAAGCTTTATTGCTGACATTTGAATGGCATACAACTCGGAAACAAGGAAGAGAACTAAAGGTTGGGCGAAAGAAAAAAAAGAACTTAAAGAGAAAGCGACAGATAAAGCTCTAAAGAAGATTGAAGATAAATTAGCGAGCCAACTTGAGCCTAGTTCAGAGTTTTTATTGTGAAATATTTCTAAGGCAATTGAACTAAGTGCAGTAAAGCTACAGCAGATGGAAGAGAAATGAACAATAAATGTTAAGGATCTAAATACTATACGATGAATGAACAGAATACAGAACAATATGCCAACAACTTATGTTAAGTCTGAGAATGAGAATATGAATATAGATAGAATCGAGGCGATACACATAATTGTCTGACCGAATCCGAATAACAGCATAGAGAAATAAACTTTTATACTAAACCATATTAAAGGTATGAGAGATGCTATGTCAGTAAAACAAATAGAATATAAGAATGCTGAATTAGTTCTGTGTGAGTTTATGGCAGTTCAGATTTATGATGAAGATAAACCACCTAAGTATAAAGACTTTAATCTTCAAGAGTTCCATGACTTTATCGCAGATAAGATAGATGCATTTGACCTTTACATTAATTCTAGACAGAAATGAAAGAAATGACCGTACAGAAAATGTCAGTTAAAAAAATCCACAGTAGATTGAAATCAGATTTACAACAATGCATTGAATATTTAGAGCAAGGTAAACCTGAATATGTTAAGCGATACTTTGGTACTGATAAGCGAAGTGAAATCGCTGATAAATTGTCTGTAATCTGTCAGCCTTTCTCAGAATATCAGTTCGCTGAGATAGAGAAAGTTATAACAGAATTACATAAATATTTTATATCTAAACCTAAAGCAGAATGAGAGAAAAAATCTTAAACAAGATCCATGAGCTTGAATGGAAAAACAATGTTAGGAGCTTAGAGATTATTTCTTTCTTAAAGGAACTGTTAGCTGAGCTACCAGAAGAAAAAAAGGTAGAGGTTAAGATTCCTAAAAAGATTGAAGTAGAACTTCCTGAGGAAGAGGAAGAAGAAGTTAAAGCTACTCCTAAGAGGAAGATTGTTTTTAGAAAGAAAAAATAGTAGATGTTTGTAGATTTCTATGCAACAGAGAAACAATGAGAGGCTCTAAAGTATCGGAAAGATGAAACTACTACTGAAATCTGATTCGGTTGAGCTGCATGATGAAGTAAATCTTGGTTAGGTTGTTTTGCTGTATGGTCAGCTTGTATGGAGCTACCATGAAGTAGATGGGTAATTTGAAGAAAGGAATTAGTAAACCTTAGAAGAACTACTCTAAACACCTACTATAAGATTATGAAGTATTACAATATTCCTGAAGATTATTGGTGAGTATTAAACGGACAGACTAATACTATAAAGTTCCCTAATTGAAGTGAGATTATATTATTAGATTGTGCATCTCAACCATCAGATCCAGAGCGAACAAGATTCTGATCGCTAGAACTTACAGGAGCTTTCATTGATGAATCTAACGAAGTAGAAGCTAAAGGTATCGATATGTTAAAGACTCGTATCGGTAGACAGAATACTTTTGTTATTAATTGAGAGACTATAAGAAAAACACCTAAATTCTTAGAGTGTTTTAATCCTAATAAATGACATGTTTATGATGTTTTTTATAAACCTCGAAAAGACTGAACACTTCCACCATTTAGAAAGTTTGTAAGAGCTACTGCATGAGATAATCCATATCTAGATGAAAGTTATATCCAACAGCTAGAGAGAAGTGATGAGATTACTAAGCAGAGACTCCTCTACTGAAACTTTGATTATGATGATACACCATGAAAGCTTTTTAGATGGGATGAGATTTCAGACTTATTTTCTACTGTAGTACAGCCAGAAGAGACAACTTATATTACTTGCGATGTAGCGAGACTATGAGATGATAATACTGTAATAGTAATATGGAAATGATTAGAGGTTATAGATATTAAGAGCTATAACTGAAGAACAACAGACCAAACAGTACAGACCATTAAAGAGCTAGAACAATATTACAATGTTAGAAGAAGTAATATCTGTATCGACTCAGACTGAGTTTGAGGTTGAGTGTGTGATAATTTAAGAGGTTGTGTTAATTTTATGAATAACTGAACTCCAATAGTTCAAAAGGATGAGCTAAGGAATTATGCTAACTTAAAAACTCAATGCTATTTCAGACTTAAATATCTTATGGAGAAAAGACAAATCAGAATTAATACTTCATGAGAGCTTAAAGATAAAATACAAGTAGAGCTAGATAATATCCTTGTTAAAGATTTTGAATGAGAGAATAAAGTAAGATTAGAGAGTAAGGAAGATATGAAGAAAAGGTTATGACATTCTCCTGACTATGCTGATGCAATAATGATGAGAATGTATCGAACTTTGAATAGATCTACATCTCCTACAACTCATACTGAAATAATAACAGTCAGTTTTGATGATATGCTATATTAAAAATAGTTGAATTCTCAAATTTCAGAATATAATGCAATTAAATTTATATTACATAACTAAGTATGGATAAGTCAGCAATACTTACTCAAATACAAAGAGAATATGCATTAGGATTAAATTATGTAAGACCTGCAAGGATAAGATATAGAGATAGAATTATGAAATGGAATCCTCAATCAAAGAATTGAGGAAAAATTATTAATATAAACATGATTGGTAATTACATGGATACACTTATTGCATCTTTCTTTACCAATGGTGTTAAATGTAAATTTGTATCAAGGCAAGGATGGATTGGAGAAGAAGAGGCACAGAATCTAAATGCAGTAGCTGAATTTGATGAGAGAGAATGAGCTACTCAACAAATAAAATATCAAGTAGAGCAAGATAGTTTATTCTTTGGTGTATGAATCTTGAATAAAACATGATTCGATAAAGACCAATTAGTTAATACTTGGAAAGCTATTAATCCTCTATCATGGATTCCTGATCCATTACCAACTCAAACATGACAGTTTGATTGAAAGAATTATAGATTTCATGGATTCT